CGGGAGCGCCCGAACAATCCGTGACCCGCGAGATACTCTGAGAAAGCCTGCCGAATTAGTCGGGGTCGGGGTCCATACAAAAGGATTATCCTGATCAGCCCAGCGAATAAGAAGAGGATCGAAATCAGCAGCGCCAGAACCAGCGTAGGGATCGCAGCCAAAAGCGAGAAGATGTTTATCCTGCTGCGAGACAAGAATCTGCATAACTTTCTCTGGTACATCAGCGGCTCCTCCAAAAGAAGAAAGCAACGCGGCGCGAGTTGCAAGAGCAATAGCAGGGGAAGAATTTGTGCCTCGCTCCCAATAGTAAAGAGCGCCATCTTGAATGTTGGCAACTAAATCATTATCAAAATTGTCATACCACCAAAGACGAGGTTCTAAAGCAATCGGCGTTACTCCACCCAGACCCCACTCAAGTCGGCCCCAAGTGTCCGTGCCCCAGCCATAGCCAAGTTCACCACCCACGTTACCGGTTGTAATCTCAAAACTAACAGTAATAGCCGTACCACCAGCGTTTGAAACAGTAGATGTGGCTGCGGTGGTTACCGTTATAGTGAAGTTATTAGCATCAACGACTGTGATCTCATGGTTAGCGTTGATTTCAGACACAGGAATACCACCAATATTGGCAGGTGACCCACTTCCCGTTACGCCCGAAATAGTTACAAAATCCCCAGTGGCAGCGGCGTGGCCTGTAATATTTATGTTTACAACCGCACTACCACTTGTTACATCTACGCAATTATTAGTGGTTGGATTTGTTAAGGTAGGATTAACTTCACGAAGGGGTGTGATGTCGTAAAAATATCCACCAGCCTCAAGGTACAGTTTTAGGTTTGTACCAACTGCTAAGAAGTTATCTGCATAAGTGGTTATCCAATTCCACAACCAGCGGCACGTTCCTAAAAACGTATTAGGAGTAGCCTTAACCCAACCACCAATCTTTTGTGGAAACCCAGACAGAAAACGAACCTTGTCCATCTGCCACCAATTGCCTTCACCGGCATAGTTGGTGGTGTCTCGGTTTACACCCGGTTTGAATTTGAGTGATATGAATGGCATCTTTACGCAGTAAGTCCGGCCAGATAAACCGTCTTACCGTCCTTTTTGGTTGCAGTTAGATTCTGTTTCTTCAGATCATCTGGGTTGTACGATACATGCACCCAGCCAGAGTCAGGAATACCCGGAGTGTAAAACTCAAGTATGAGTTGTGTGTACTCTAAGTTTTCCGCGATCCACTTGGCGAGGTCCGCGTTCGGGACGCCCGGGATTTCGATGTCTGCGGCTTGGCCTTTGCAGTGGTCTGACGTTTTTGACCCACCGACCTTGGCGTTGACTTCTGGATGACGGAAGCCGGAGTTGACTTTGACGCCTTTGCCGTAGTGATCTCTAACAGGTTGAAGAACCTTTTCAGCCAGTCTCTTAAGATTTTCAATTTCCGCCTCCCCGGGCGTGTTGTCCATATCGTGCCGCAGTGCAGTCTCGGACTTCACCATCTCGGCAAGAGAGAAGTTCTTAGTTAGTTGCATTTTTCTTTCCCTTCATGTCGATGATCTTTTCAAGGGTACGCCCCCCAAAATAGAAAGACATGATCAGCATCCCCCACTGACCGAGAAGTTCAACATAGTTATTGTTGACCTCGATGTCGGCAGCAGACAGAGCAGCAAAGGTCGTGTAGACGCCAAGGATGAAAATCAGCGTCATGGGCCGGATGTTCTTAGATAGCCAAGAGTCCGACTTCATATCGGCTTCCATACGCTTGGTCAGATTGTCCTGCTCGTTCATGTCGGCTTGCAGTTGGGCTAACTCACCTTTTTGCTGCATCTCCATGAGGGCCGCTTGGGCCTTGGCCTTGGCTTCTGGATCAGGAATAACTTTATCGAGGATCTTACCCCCGACTTCTAATAGTGCTCCGATAGGAATCATGTTTCCCCCTTATCATCGTCGGCTACTTTTTCAGCAACTTGCTTCGCCACTTTACGGCCCGCAATACCACCGAGAGTACCGATAGACATATACGCAACAGCCTTAAGAATTTCCAAGAAAATAGCATCAATTGGCGCTAACTCCATTGACTGTTCTTCAAACGTCACTGCCCAGAGAATACCCAGCGTAATCGTTGTGAGCATGATCATGATGCAAATGACAATAAAGCCCCATACTCGGACTTCTACTTCTTCAGCGGTCATTCGGTTGCTCATCACCACACCTTTGTCGTTTTAAGAATCCCGTAAATCAATAGCGCCAAAAGCCCTAGTACCAACCATTCCTTGCGTGACGCTTGCCGATCCGAATCAAATTCCTTTTGTAAATCCTTGCGTTCTTTCCTTAACCTAGTCTCTAGGGCTTGCACCTCGTCTACCGCCCGCTTACCAAACTCTTTCTCAATCTGCCTAAATGCGTCCTCTTTGTTGCGCCGCAGGTTGTACAGCACCCGATACTCGTTGATTGCGTCGATGTACATCATGTCGCCCCGACGCTGGACCTCTTGTTGTTTCCGTCGCCAAGCCACCCGGGCTTTGGCTTCCTCGTCCAGAAAGGTGTTGACCTCTTTGGCGGTCTCTTTGATTTCTCGCCCAGCCTTGAGCGCCTCTTTGATTCCACCTAAAGCCGTCTGCACGACCTTGGACGGGTCGGTTGGATCTGGCAATTGGCTCAAAATTCATTCCCCTGTCCCTAAATAAATAAGATCCAAGGTATCAGCAAAAAGATGAAAGTCAACGCCCAAAAGCCCACTACTGGCCCCAAGTCTTGGCTCCGGCTTTAGGCACGGAAGTAGCCCACACCGAGACTGACTGTTTAGGACGCCAAGGTTCACCGCAGTTGGTGCAAACCCCAGTGCTTTCTTCTTGTTGGCTGACCGGATCTTGGCAGTGAAAGCACACTATCTCTACTTCAGAGCGGCAGACTTTTACACCGTCAACTTTGTGGGCTTCGATTAGGGTTTTCATTTCTTTTTCAAGCCTTTTAAAGTTTGAGCAAGTCGAGCACGTTGACCCAGTTTCCCGGGGGCTTTGGCTGCTTTGGCGAGTTTCCTTGCGGGGATTTTCTCTCCGCTTTTTACACCAAGCGATTTTCGTAAAGCGCCGGGTTTTTTGATGGCTGACTGAATCCACTTCTCGCCTACCTTTCCACCCTTTTTAAAAACACCACGGCCTTTAAGAACATCAGCACGGGTTACTTCACCGTCGCCGGTTAGATCAGGAAACTCTTTATCTTTAGCCATTACATCCTCCTTAAAATTCTGCGGTTCCAGTAGTCATGGGTTGTTCAGGTTTTAACGTTCCGTTAATTAATAAAAATGCTGTTACACAATACCGAACATAGTCTTCACTGTCTGACTTTACTTCTGTTATTTGATGGTTGTAATACGACGGAAATAAAATTGCTCGATTAGATTTAAACGGCACAGTATGATTAAAGTGAGAAAAAACTAAATCTCCACCAGTAAAATTCTCTTTGCCAAACCAGAACAACAGACTTAAAACCGATGCGTGATTGTGGCTTTTATAGTGATCACCGTTTTTATAAGCACTTAGTAATACGTCGTATCCGAACACACTTTTTAAAAAGTTCATTTGGCTGAGTGCTGTGTACTCTCTAGTTTTTAATGTCTCTATTGCTTTATGTATTTGAATTGATATAGGTGATACAAAAGCAAAATCTGGTGTGTATATTTTTCTAAAAAATACGCCTTTGTTTTGTTTTTTTACGTTTTCTTTTTCGTCTTTGGCTGATCCTGTATTTTTTTGGTCTTCAAAAGATGGAGAAATTAAATCTGCCTCCAAAAAACATTTTGTTAATTCTTGTTCAGAACATACATTATCTAAAACAATGTATTCGCATGGATCACACACATGTGTAAGTATCATCTCCATGCTGGACCTTCCATCCATGCAACTAATGAATATCGGGTGCCTTTAGTAACTGGAGTGACCCTGTGATGTAACAATGATGGAAATATAATTACATTGCCTTGGGCCCTTAATTTATCAGCCGGAGGTGACTCTAAAAACCAAGGTTGCATTTCAAAATCTCCTCCTTCGTAATCATTTGGATTAGATAATTGAATGACCATAGATAACTTACGTTGAGAAGGCTTAGGATCTTGAAACATCGTATCAATGTGCCAGTTGTAACATCCTTCGTCTTCAGCCCTGTACTCAGTAAATTGCATTTCATGTAAATGCCAAAGATCTACACCAAAACAATTTCTATTGGCCTCATAAAACATATCAACAATGTCTAAGTACAAATCTTTAAAATCTGGCATTGCTCCGCTTAACCAACGAAGTTTAGAACGGCGAATTCGATTGTCGGTTCTCCCTGAATCTTCACCACCCCCACCAACTTTGGCCTCTATTTCTGGAAGAAGTTTTGCCAACGTGACGATTCGTTCACATGTTGGTTTTGTAAAACGATTTTCCCAAAGTTGCCACATCCCATTCACTAGTATTTACCTTCCGCAAAAACATTGATAAATACTGTTCCATCTTCAGCCGCTTCAATCTCATGCCATTCATTTGCCACAAGATTTAGTGGTTGGCTCTCTTTTGTGATTACGACCTCTTTACCTTCTTTTCGTACATAGCAAGATCCTGAACAACAAAATGTAGCATGTGAAAAAGTATGTTGGTGTCTCTGAAGACCCTCACCTTTATTCACATGAAAAATATTTAATGTTGCTCCATCGTAGTTAAAACTATGTGCTGGAAGTGCTTGAACCACCATTTGACGTCTCCTCTTTAATTATTTGTACAACCATCCATTTACCTGTATAACCTATTTCTGGTTTAATATAACGAACGTGTTGTTCAATTCTTCCGTCAGATTTTTTAAATAAACGAAACTCTGGTGTAGCACCGGGATATATTTTATACCCCGGAGGGGCCATATCATTTGAACTCATATTACGAACTCCACTGTTCAGTTGGTTTTACAGGCCATTCAATATTCCCAGCGACTGGATTAATTGCTATTTCTCGAACGGCTGATCGGTAAGCCAAAAACTCTGATTGATTAATTAGATATGGATTAGCAACTTGTGGATTTGCAATATCTTCTGATGCTGCCCAGTCTGTTGCTTTAAGCAAACTGACTGCTGTTTGTTTATTATCTTCGGCGGTTGGAATAGGTGGAACATACGGAGCAACAGGACCAAATTCCCCTGCTTGCGCTCTAGCATGTAATTCTCTACCGTAATCCATATCATCATAAGAAGTCGCAGCAAATGGAACCTCGCGATCAAATTCGTAAAATTTTACGATTAAATCAATGGAGTTCCCCGTGTTATCGTTATATTTAGGATCTTTTGCGTACTCAATAGTTAACATTTGATATTCCTATTAAGAAGTTCTATATATCAACGAATTACTTCCTGTATTATTAGCACTAACATTACCACAAGTACCCACATTTGTGCCTGCCCCCAAAAGTCTCCAAGTTCCAGATAAATTTGTTGGTTGGAATAAAGCGCAAGGACAAAGTCTTCTTGTTCTTGCGGCAGGCTGACATGATCCAAACGGAATACCTGCGGTTGGCGCTCCCCACCCATGTATAAACGAAACTGAAGCAACTGCATTGTAAGTGGCTGAAACACTACCTGTGGGGCCGGTGGGTCCTGTGGGTCCTGTGGGTCCTGCGGGTCCAGTGGGTCCCGGAGGTCCGGGAGTTCCGGGAGTGCCAGCAGGGCCAGTAGGGCCAGTAGGACCAGTGGGGCCAGAAACGCCCGGAGCCCAAGTACTATCACCACGTAAAAATGTAGCGCTACTAGCGGGACCAGAAGCAAGACGGGCTGTGGCTACCGTGCCGGAAGAAATATTTGACGCGTTTAAAGATGTAATGTTCGCACCACTAAACGTTGCCGTAGCAGATCCTGTACCACCTCGGGCTACGGCTAATACACCAGAAGAAACGTTATTAGCGTTAAGACTGGTGATGTTTTCACCACTAAATGTTGCCGTAGCAGATCCTGTACCACCACGAGCCACAGCCAAAGTGCCAGAAGAAACGTTATTAGCGTTAAGACTGGTGATGTTTGCACCACTAAACGTTGCCGTGGTTGACCCAGTACCCCCCGAGGCTACGGGAAGTGCGGTAGCCAGCGTCAGAGAAGTCAGGTGAGTGATTGCATCGGTAACATCTGTGGCGTTGTTATACACATACATTGTCTTACCAGCAGGGACTGCAATCCCGCTACCAGTAGAGTTTTTGACTGTAACTGTCTGAGTAAGACCGTTATTGATGATGTATATCTTCTCGATGGCTGGAACAATCAGGTTCTGACCGGTGCTAATCGTACCTGTCAGGTTTAGCCGAAGATTGCGAGCACTTTGAGAGGCATTAGTGTCAGCCAGTGTAAGTGTTACGTCAGCGTTACTAAACGGAACGTCTACCGAACCGACAATTGCTTCTTCAATGGCGGTGCCTAGGTTGGTGTTGGTCACCGAACCCCAAGTTCCTGAGTTTTCCCCAGTCCCCATTAATTGTATTTTTAACGATGAGTATGTACTCGGCATTTTTTACTCCTTAAATTACGCCGCTAACGGCAACCAATTCGGCGTCTGCGCCGTGTCAATTAAACCCCAAACAAGCGGCCTAGCCACACGGCCTGTTCCGCTTACCCCTAAAACATAAACATTTGCCCCACCAGACTCGTCGGTTTCACCCAACTGTCCAGTGCCTTGCACTCCTGTAACTGTAACAAAAGAGCCGCCTTCTGCAGTGGCTGTTCCAACTACGCCTGTACCTGTAACTTTAGTAACAAATACAAGTGCGCCAGCCTGAACTTCTTCTTCACCAAGTTGCCCAGTACCCTGAACACCAAGTACATAGACGTTAGCCTTACGGCTTTCATCAACTTGACCGACCTGACCAGCGCCTTGAACACCAAGCACATAGACGTTGGCTTTTCCAACTTCCTCAGTCTCACCAAGTTCGCCTGTAGCCTCAACTCCTGTCAGATAGACATTAGCCTTGGCATCAATTTCTACCGTACCAACAAAACCCAGTCCGACTTCAGAGAACGGCCCTACCACGTTAGCCGCAGCAGAGATGGCTACATCTCCAACCTCACCTGTGCCTTCTTCCCCAGTAACCGGGACGTTATTGATGGTCTTCTGGGTTACTTGACCTAATTCGGAAACGCCTTCAACCCCAGTGACCGGCACATTAGCCGCTGCATTGATAGCAGCAGTACCTGTCTGACCTTCGCCTTGAACCCCAGTTAGGTAATAGTTAGTGTTTTGAGCAAGTTGTCCTGTTTCACCCGTGCCTTCGACCCCCGTTGGGAATACGTTGGCTGAGGTGATTACAGTTTCTTGACCGAGCAGAACATCATGCTCGAATCCAGCAGGTTCTACATCTGCACCGGCGTTTACACCCACTGGATTAAATAAAGCAGACCCAACTACACCGGTAACATTGACATTACCTTTACTGCTTACCGCTGCAGTTCCAGTTTCCCCGGTTCCCTCTACACCTACTAAATAAACATTCGCGGCTTGGGTGAAAGCAACAGTGCCGGTTTGCCCATCACCTTCAACACCCGTGGTCAGAATAGTCTGACCAATTGCTACTCGTTCAGTTCCAGTTTGTCCAGACGCAGAAACGCCGGTGACTGAGACCGAGACATCAATCTGCCCCGAGCCCCAGACACCAAAGCCCCATCTACCTTCGCCCCATGCGCCAGTAGCGGACATTTACAACTCTTAGGCGATACGAATGATCGCGTTGGATGCGTCGTTAGTCGGGAAAATGATAGTGAAGTCACCGTCAGAAGCGGTTTTATCAGCACCAAAGTCCAGAACTGCTACAGACGCATTGGTCAGAGTTGTGTTTGCGTTGCTGTTTGCCGAAGGTGTGCTGTTATAAATCAGAGCGCCACGAGCGGTAAAGTTAGCGTTAACAAACGTCTCATCGGAAAAGTCGCAAAAGCCGGTACCGGTGTTGGCATTGATGTTGGTTGCCGTTACACCTGTGTTGGTCAGAGCCTGACCACCAGCCGAATAGTTAGTTCCCGAAGTACCAACTTCGTTTGACGCAGTGTATGCCGTGGTGTTGGCATCCAGCGTTGCTGAAGAGGTATAGAGAGCGATTTTAAATACGTCTGCACCAGTGTCGGCAGACGGACGGAAATCATGTACCCCAAGCAGAAGTTCTGCTTTAAATGAGGTGGTCATTGCTTGGGTAATAGGCATCTTAATGCTCCTTATTCATCTAAAAGTTTTACGAACTCAGGATGTCCTGCCTTCCTGAACTTATTGGCTAAAGTCGTGTGGTTCGACTTAATTGCCTCTTTCATATAAAAAACCAAAACCTGACGGATTTGCTTTTTAAACGCCTCAGCCTGATCACGAATGGCAGGATGAGTTTGAGATCCCACATAAATGATTTTGTCTAGGGCTCGCTCCGCGATTTCTTCAGGAGTAAAGCCCCGCCCAGAGGTAGTAACAACTTTTACGTTGTTGCCACCCAAAAGAAATGCAACTTCGCTCATGCCGCTCATCTGACTGGATACCTCGCTTGTTCAGTTCGATACATATCTTGACGATTCTTACCTTCGCCAAGTTGTTTCAGCATGGCTAGTGCCTCATTGTAACGAGCAACGTAGTTGTCGTTAACGTCTTTTTCACCCTTCATAAATGTATAGGCTTCGAGTAAAGACCCATACAGAAGAGCAGAATCAAAGTTCTGACCCAACCAAGAAGTGCCACTAACGTTGTCAACAATAGACTGCGGATAATAAAAATAGTGCAGTTCCATGTTGTAGTTGGCATCAGGCGTTGGGCCAAGAATTAAAGAGATACATCTCCCGGAACCGT